CTAGCGGTACATCCCCGCGAGGTATTCGGTTTGGCAGGCGCGGCGGGCGAGTTTTCCGCTGGTGGTACGGGGGATCGCGCCCGCGGCCACCAGCCGGATGTCGGCTACGGGTAGGGCGTGGGTGCGCGAGATGGCGGCGCGGATGGCCTCGATGACCGGAGCTTGCTCGACGCGACCGCAGCCGGGGGCGCGTTCGGCGACGATCACCAGGCGTTCACTGGTATCGGCGATGGCGGCTTCGGCGAGTTGGTTGGCGGCCACGGGGAATGCGGCGACGTATCCGGAGCGCACGGCCGGGCAGGCATGTGAGGCGGTGGCCTCGATGTCCTGGGGGTAGTGGTTGCGTCCGTCGATGATGATGAGGTCTTTGATACGGCCGGTGACGTAGAGGTTGTTGTTCAGATACACCCCGAGGTCCCCGGTGCGTAGCCACCGGCTGTCCTGGGCGGTTCCGGTGGCGTGGCTGTTCTTCTCGAGGCGTGAGTGCAGCCGGTTGCCGAAGGTTGACGCGGTTTCGCGGGGTCGGCCCCAGTAGCCGGCGCCGATGTTGTCGCCGTGCAGCCAGATCTCGCCGATTTCTCCTTCGGGGAGCTCGGCTCCGGTGCGCGGGTCGACGATGACCAGCCACTGGCTGGCGATCACCTGACCGCAGGACACGTGCGGTACCGCGGTGGGTGCCTCGGCGGAGACGGGCACGGCACGGTCCTCGGCGAGCTGTTCACGGTCCAGGTAGATCACGCTGGGACGGTCCTCGATGCCGATGGTGGCCACCGACAGGGTGGCTTCGGCCATGCCGTAGGAGGGTTTGATGGCCGACGGGGGAAATCCGTAGGGGGCGAATGCGTCGGTGAATTTCTCGATGGCGGCGATGGTGACCGGTTCGGATCCGTTGAGCAGGCCCGCGACATTGGACAGATCCCAGGTCTCGCCGGCCGGTGGCAGTCCGCGCTGGGCGGCCAGTTCGAACGCGAAGTTGGGTGCGGCGGCGAACACCCGCCCGTATGCGGATTCGGTGGCCAGTTGTTTGATCCAGCGGCGAGGGCGTCGCACGAACGCCAGCGGCGACATCAAGGTGATGTGTCCGCCGCACAGCGGCGGAAACAGGATCATGATAAGGCCCATGTCGTGATACAGCGGCAGCCAGCTCACACTGCGGATGTCCATGTCCAGGCCGCCGGCCAGGATCATCTGCAACACATTGGTGCAGGCAGCGCGGTGCGTGATCTGTACGCCCGCCGGGGTGCGCGTCGAGCCCGAGGTGTACTGCAGATACGCCAGATCGTCGGTGTCGAGGGCGGCGGGAACGAACGTGGCGCCCATCGCGTCGGGAACCGCGTCGATCGCGATCACCCGTGGGCGGCGCGCACGAGGGAGCTTGCGCAGGAACGTGTTCACCGATTCGGCGGCGCCGTCGGTGGTGAGAATGACGGACGGGGTGGCATCGGCGAGCACCGCGTCGAGGCGCTCGGCGTGGCCGGGCAGCTCGGGGGCGAACAACGGCACCGCGATGTTCCCGGCCTGGATGGCCGCGAAAAACCCGATCACATAATCCAAGCCCTGCGGCGCCAGAATCGCCACCCGGTCCCCCGGCGCCGTGACCTGCTGCAAGCGGGCACCTATCGCCCTCATCCGGATGTTGAGCTCATCCCAGCTCAACTCGACTGCCACGCCGTCGTCATCGCGGGTGAAGTCGAGGTACCGGTAGGCCGCGGTGGAACCGAACTCGGCGATATTGCGCTCAAAGTTGGAGAGCAGCGTTGACCCGGGAGGCAGATCGATCAAACCGTCGACGTCGAGATAATCCTCAATCCCGCTCTGGCGAACGGCCACTCCGTCTGACATACCCAGCTCCCGACTCACGATGGAAAACACTACCTGCGCTAACTAAGTAAATTCTTAGCTCGCAGGTGACCCGCCGTACGAGGGGCGGGCGGCAACTTCCAAGGTCGTCGATCGCGCAGTCTGGTGACGAATCAGCACCAGAGTTCTGCGAAATCTGGTGTCTTTCAAGGGGTATCACTACATGCCGGATAGTTTCAATGTGACGCAAGGGGTGTGTCGCCTACGGGTGTGAGCTTGGTTGTAAACAAGCGGAGCCGCACGCGGTGGGATATCGGAGTTGGTGTTGGCGGGCGGGCCTAGTAGAACTAGGTGATCTATGGCCCCCATAGCCCAATTGGCAGAGGCAGCGGACTTAAAATCCGCCAAGTGTCGGTTCGAGTCCGACTGGGGGCACCAGGTCAGGCGCCACTTAGTGTAGCCTCACTGTACTCATTACTGTACCCGATCGAAAGGCCGCACACCTTACGTGTACACCTCGCGTGCGGAACGCATCCATCTGTCGGGCCATCGGCCATTTAATGAGCTGCTGAGCTAGGGGCAGTCAGGGTAGATGGACATCGCGGTGCGTACGAACTCCACGGCCTGATCTAGTGGAGTATTCGTCTCTGCGCTGAGGGACTGCTGTACGAACTGCACGGTGTTCCCCTGAGTGAGTAGTGAGCATGATTGCCGTGCGTTGTGGGTCATCCCGTCCGCATCGGTGATAGTCCAGCCCAGTGCCCGCATCTTGCTCAAGAACTTCTGGTCGTAGACGGCGGGCTGCACCGCGGCGGGTTTCGGGCAGTAGTGCTCGAGTGCCGCGGTCACCATGATCCGGGCTTTGTCGTACGGGTAGGCGGTCCGCTTTTCGGCGATAGTCATCGCCAGGTCGACTATCTGCATGGACGGGTTGTCGCGGTGGGTGACGCAGGTGGCTTGGCCCATCTGGATGAGTGACCCGCGGTTTACGTCCGAGACCGGGATTCCTTGGCTGAAGACATCCGCTAGGTATGCGTCGTCGACGGGTGATTTCGGATCTGCCGCAACAACCTTCGGTGGCTCGGCGACGACGGTGGTCGGCGGCGGGGTAGTGGGTTTTGGGCTTTGATGAAAGAAGACGTACGCGCCACCGGCAGCCAATCCTGCAACCGCTGCTGTAGCGGCGAAGACGACTCCGCTGATCAACCAGTTGCGTCGGCGGGGATCGTCGTACGGTTCAGGCTCTTCGAGCTCGTCGGTGTCAGACCAGGCGGTGGGTGCGGTCTCCACAACGCCGGTCTCAGCCAGAGCGGCAGGCGACACCATTGTCGGCTCTTGCTCTTCCATGAGCCCTCCCTTGACCTGCACATTCTACGACTTGGGCAGTATGCTGCGTGCCCATCTGAGAAGTCGAATGCGGTCTTGGTGCTCACGCTCGGGGTTGTGTTCGCGGCTCAGGTACTCATCGAGGGCGCGTTGCATATCAGGATCGCGCAGAGGGTTGAGAGTGATGGCTTCCCGTAGGCGTGCCTCTGGTGAGATATCGCGGCGCGACCCAATCCCTAACGCGCAGCGGATGGCTGCAGAGACCACGCCTAGGCGCTCGCTCATCTTCCGCCTGTAGTGATGCGCAGTTGTTCCCGAAGGTCTTCGATCTCTGCTATCAGAAGCGGCATGAGGTCGTCAGCGCTGTTAAGAAAATTGGCATCGACCGAGTTATAACCGCATTCGGAGCAGCCCAGGTTGTCTTCGTCCGTTTGAAATCGTGTGACGGCTTCCTTGGCCTCCTTGACTAGGTCGAAGTCCTGGTTTTCGTCAACGAGCTTTAGCGCTACTTCCAGGGCGCTCGACCAGGAGCGGCAAGGGATAAACCTCTCAGGGCCATCCTGGTAGGGCCTATAGACGCCCCATCGTGGATGGTTCACTCCATTGAGGTAGTAGTAACTGTTCGGTATGCGGCGCACCCGAAATCGCAAGTCGCTCATCCCTCAATTATCCGGCGTTTCAACCGGAGTCGCGGTGTCTAGACGGCCACCACTTGCTTCCGTTTCTTCAATGCCAGTGCGCGTTTCTCCACAATGAACCAGCTCATCGCCGCCAGCGGAAGGGTTAGCAAGGTCGCCAGAATGAAGAACGGGAACACTCCGAGTGTTCCGAGGCCGATGATGACGAGTAGCTGTTGGATGGGGAAGGCGTAGATGTACACCCCGTAGGAGAGGTCGTTGCGCAGGTTCGGGCGTTTGAGCATAGCGCCGGACGCTATGACGAGGTACGCCAAGGGGATTGCTGCCAACACCCGATAATTCGGTAGCAGCCCGGAGATAAGCACCACTCCTGCTGCTAAGGCGATGAGCGACCAGCGGGCGGGGATCTTGTCTTGGTATTGGTAGATCAACGCCCCAGCCGCGAACATCACCGCGAACCGGGTAACCATCTGGGGGATGGTCTGCATCGCGAACGCCGGATACCCGAACACCGCCGTCCCACACAGTGCGAGCACGAAAGCTACAGGGATGGTCGAGCGGTATTTCAGTAGCCCTGTGACGCCGAGGATGGCGACGAAGATGTAGCAGCCCATCTCAAAGGTGAGGGTCCACAAAGACCCATTCCACACCCCCGGCCACGGAACATCCTGAGGCGTCCCACCAATCCCCGGGTAGAAGGGGTTCAGTAGGCCACCGTTGATGATGTAGGCCACCGCCGACATGGGGCTGGGCATCGTCCCGTGCTTGATCCACACACTTACCGGTGCGATCACAAACGCGGTGATCAGTAGGCACACCCACAACCCGGGAAAGATCCGTAGGCAGCGGGCGGTGAAGTACGTCTTCGGATTAGGGTGCCGCATCCAACTGGACGTGATCAGGAACCCCGATACCGCGAAGAACCCATCCACCCCCACTTGCGAGAGCAGTTGAGTGATCGGCCTGGCGGGGATCTCATGGCCAGTCAGTGGCCAGGTGTGCCACAGGATCACAGACGTGGCCAGGATTAGTCGCCATGCGTTGAGCGCGTTGTTGCGTGGGTCGAATACGCGTCCGAGCACTTCCCCTCCAGGGCTTGGTGATTGGACGATACGCCGGTTCAAGATCACCCCGCAGGAAAATTCTCAGCTTTGGACGCACCTACTACGCTTGTAGTGGGACCTTGATTCGTCTACCGGTAATTCTCCGTACCCCTTCCGTTCAACTGCGAGGCGGGTGTAATCTACGTCACACGCGCCGGGGCGTGGACCAAATCCCATATCGTTCAAAGGCTTTCGGCGATGCATGCTGCCCTCATCATCTTTACTATCGCAACCATCACATGGTCGCTATGGATAAGAAGACTCACGTGGACATGCAATCAAGAGTTAGCCGCAACACTCAACATCGCGTTGCAGGGCGGCGCGGTAATACTAATGAGCCCGATCGCCTCCGAGACGGCTGGCCAGCTTCTATACAAGTGGACCAACATGCACAACCTGGAAGATCTGATCGCGCACGACCTCTACATCATCGCAGCCTCGGCCATCATCATCGATGCCCTCTATCGCCTTGAGATCGATCTGCATGAGAAATTCCATAAGTTCGTTGAGCTACCCGCCCTGCTCGTAATACCCGCGCTGCTAACGTTCTTCACGTCAGGGGATGCAGTCAAGTCCTATCGGGAAGACTTCTTTCGACTGCCCGTCACGGACGCGTGGATGATGGCCTACTGGACCATCCTGTGTGGCGTTCTCGGATACCTGCTCGCGTACTCCATGAGAGCACTGGTACCCCTTTGGCGTGAGCGGGAAAGCCGCATCATCGCCACTGTGTACATGATCGCCACGGCCTTCGGCGTAACCGCATGCGGTGCCCGCATGGTGACCGCGCAACTACCCTTCCAAGATCAAGACACTATGTGGGCCAGCCTGCTCGTGTGGGCGCCAGCGGCTCTCTGTGGCGCGATCTTCGCCGCCGCGGCAGGTCAGTCTTGGATGCGGCAGACAAACATGCTTATCTCCGCTTAAGGGATGCCCGTGATACCGACTTGGACCGGCGGTCCTCCTGGTCTTGACTCGCTTCGCGCGGTGCTCGCGAAAGCGAGCGCATCTGCTCCAAGGTTGACAGCAGGATGGCGCGGTCCTTGTCGGAGAGACTGGTATCGAGTCGGATCGCTTGCTCTGGGGTGACGTTCTCGTAGGCGGGCAGCACAAACCCCATTGCCTCGAAGGCTGCGACAGCAATCTGGGACGGTGCGACCCGTAGGGCGGCCGACAGTTCGTAGATGTTCTCGCGCTTGATTGAGTCGAGCTGACCGCGCAGCCGCGAGATGGTTGATTTGGATACGACATAGCCCTGCTCCTCAGCGTTCCGTGCCAGGGCCGTGTCCGACCAACCGTTGGCGCTCTTTACGCCTTCGATGAGCTGGTCGAGTCGATGCCTGGTGGCCATGTCTTCACCGTCCAACTTAAGTGGTCGTCCTGTCCACCGGGCTGGGCACTGCCGAAACCCGACGGGTGGGCACTAATAAATGTCGTCGTTGCACGTCAATACTTGCAGGTCGGGAGCTATCTCGCAAAACACATCTGTGTAATTCGTTGCATGTTGGGCACCGACTATGATTTGATGGACAGGAAAGCTGGACACTATGGACAGGAAGGTGTAATGTCTCCCACATCCCAGAAGAACCAACTTGGCGAGGTGTACATGTACGTCAGGGATCCCAAGAAGATCGTCCGCCTGATGATCTGCCAAGAGGTATCGCAGCGTGAAGTGTCGACAGCCGCGGGATGGAAGTCCCATTCCTATCTAGGCCGCATCCTCCGCGGCGAGGTACGCACACTGGAGACCGACCCGGCGCTCCGCATAGCCCACTTCCTCAAGGTGCCCGTCGATGATCTTTTTGCAACCAAAGTGGACAACAAAACTGTCCGTAGTGAACAAGAAAAAAGTCGAGGTGCGCGGCGCGTTCGGAGGGTGGCATGAGTATCGCCATATTCCCCGTAACGCCGGACATTGCCCAGCAGTGGATCGACCGCACAGACCCTAATGAAGTAGCCCAGGCTAGCCCTGCGCATGTTCGACACTATGCGGAGGTCATGGCCAGGGGTGATTGGATGAGGCCCGCTAAGTCCTCGCCAATCTTGATTGCGGCCAACGATACGAGCGTCATAGACGGCCTACGCCGACTCTTGGCAGTCATCAAGGCTGACGTGCCGGTGAAAATGTATGTAGCCGAAGTTCCTGGCATTACCAGGTCTGGATTGCGTGCATTTCGATTCGCGGGAGAGTTGCGACGGATGGCCAACTCATGACCGTAATACTGACCGGCGAAGTGGTCGAGAAGCTTCCATCGGAGGTTGAGAGCAAGGTAGTGGCTCTTCGGCGGCTTGATGGAGATTCCCAGGCGGCAGCTGTGACGGTGATGCTCTCACACTCCCGCACGGGATTGTTGGCCGCTATTGCGGCGCAAGATCTTCCGCAGATAGTGGAGTGGAAAGCCAAGGCGTCCGCCATATCCGAGGTCGCCAAGCAGTTGCGTCTCGGCAAGGACATTCAGCAGGAAGCTGCGGAATTTGTGCGTCGCGCCGAACGTGGACTAGGTGTAGGCATCCGCGAAGGGCAGGCGCGGGGAGAGGTAGAGACTTGCAACGAGGGGAAGGCGCGGGGAAGCCTAGTTAGGGATCAAGTCGTAACTTACGACAAGGTCAAGCCAAAGCCCACAGACTTCGCAAGTAAGCACGAGTTGACAAACACCCACGGGGGAATCTACGACCTCGCCGACGGTGTCTCGGACGAACAGTTTGAAGAGGCGATAACCGAGGCTCGCGCAGAGGGAAACCTGTCTCGCGCCAACGTGGCCCGTAAGTGCAAGGACAAAGCCCGGGCCGTAAGGGAAGTCGTAGATGCCGACGATCCGCTTATCGATGCCGCCGCGGCCGAGCCTGTCACAACCAAGTGGCCTTTCCGTAACTCGCCCACCGAGTTCCTGGCTGAGATCACCGGCAGCATTGCGGCATTCGCCGAAAACATCAAATGGATAACCGCCGGTTCGGTTGAGTCTGGCGAGCTGGAAACCCTCACTAAGCAAGCACGTGATGCGTGGTCACGAATCAACAAGCACCTCAAGGAGATAAACAATGTCTAGGCCCGAGCGCATTGAGTTCACTTCCCATATCGGATGGGTGCGCCTTGATGAAATGAAGGTGAGCCCGGTTGCGCAGCGCGCATTGAATCAGGCGTGGGTGGATCGGCTCAGCGCAGAATTCAATCCAGACGTGATGGGCATGCTGCATGTATCTCACCGTGATGGCTGGTACTACGTTATCGACGGTCAGCACCGTCGAGCCGCAGCCATTCAGTGGATGGGTTCAGACCAGCAGGTGCAGTGCCACGTCTACAACGGACTGAATTCCGCCGACGAGGCCAATCTGTTCTTGCGCCTAAATTCCGTCAAGGCGCAGACCCCAATGTCAAAGTACAAGGTTGCACTGACCGCTGGTCGCCCCGTCGAAACCGACATCGATCGTATCGCCCGATCTGCCGGTCTAGTGATTGGACTGAGCAAGGATCTCGAGGAAATCGGTTGCGTCACTGCACTGATCAACACCTACAACAAGTCTGGTCCGGGTTCACTCGCCTTCGCCCTCCGGGTAATCCGGGACGCATATGGGTACGACGGATTCCAGCGCGACCCGATCGCCGCACTAGCCCTCATAAAGGACCGCTACGGCGATGCCATAGAAGAGGACAAGCTGGTCATGCGGCTCAACAAAATAGGCATCGTGGAGCTGCGGCGTGAAGCGCGCAAGTGGAGGGACACCACCGGAAACCCTGGCGCGCAATGCTTCGCGCACGCCATGATCACCTTCTATAACCGTGGAAATGGCAAGCGTGTCGACCCCTGGTGGAACCTCGGGATTGTGGGTGTGGCATGACCGATTCAAACCGGGTGCTCTATGACCGCGACGGAGCCGCCGAGCAGCTGTCAACAAGTGCGCGGCGGGTGGACGACCTCAGGCGCGCACGACTACTACTCGCTGTCCGTGATGGACGTGAATGGAAGTACACCGCAGCCGAACTCCGGCGATACGCCGAATCCCTACCCTCGTCGGAATCGGCGTAGATCCGGCCATGACGAAGAAACTGGAGCCGACCAAGGCCCCAAGGCCCAACGTCGCGCGATGGTTGACATCCTGTGCAACAAATCTGACTGCTTCTCCCGTAAGAGGGCTAAAGCGATTGTGGCTGAAATGATCACCGCCGCCAACCTGAGCGAAGGTTCATCACTAGCTGATGGCATAGCCGAGTACGGACGCGGTGAAAGTGTGTCTAGCGACTGGATAGCTGACCCAATCGTGACCCCAATGACACGCACCCAAGCCCACGAGGCCTACGCCGCGATTGCGCGGCGGCTGTATCCAGAAGACACCGAGCTTCACGGACGGATAGCCGAACTCGACACAACTGAATAAGCCCAGAGAACTTAAGGAGTAGTGACATGACCGAGAAACTGAACCCCACTCAAGCTCAACTGAAAGCTATGACAGAGGCGGTTAAGGGCTTTGGAGCACGAGCGGTGCCTGAGTCTCTCGTCGATGCCTTGATTGAAGCCGCCAACAAGGTTGCAGATGGGGCCGAAGTTGGCACGGTGGTTGCAGATCCATCTGGTGCGTACATCGCAGTGCGGGACTGGAACTACAGCAAGGGCCCGTACCAAGTAAGTCCGATTGGCCGCAAGTGGAACCTCGTCCGGATCGGGCGGGCCGAATTCATACCCAGTGATGAACAAATAGACGCCTGGCCGGTGATCTTTGTGCCATCACAGCAGGCGACGCTTGAAGATGCCGCCCAGCACGCATTCGCTCGGATCGCGTCGCGGGCCATCACCCCCGACGTCAACACCACTGACAACTGAATAAACCCCGAACGCTGGGGCGGGACATCTTGGCGGAAGATCGCCCCAGCGCCACTGCAACCAACACCTTGGAGGTGTGGCGTGTTCAAGCATAGATCCATCACGGCGGTAGCCGTAACAGTCCTAGTGGTTTCATGTGCTCCACCAGCTCACGCGGACTCGGCTCAAGACCTAGCCGAAAAGTACGGCATCTCAGTGTGTCGCAGCCTGGATGCTGATCCCACGATCGATGGGGTTCTCAACACCGGGGTATCGCTCACCAAAAAAGCGAACATCGACCCGTATGTAGCGGGACAAGTGTTGGCATACAGCGCCATCTGGTTTTGCCCCACGCACATCACTCTCTTGAAGCGGTTCGCTGACTACTACAAGGGAGGGCGAGAAGCATGAGCGCGGATGAGCTTATAGACGACTGTCCCGAATGGATGTTGTACCGCACCGTTTACGACTGCGCAGCTGACATCGACCTCGAAGAAATCGAGGAGATGTTGGCCCCTGTCCGCAGCCAACTACCCAACCCAGAGTCGGTGTTGTGGCGGTACGACAAGTGTGAACTGGAGACCTACACGGCGCTTAGCGCTGAACTCAAGGTCAACCCACGGGCATTGAATGCCGAAATCAAGCACGGATGCGAATTCCACTGGGGCAGCATAGCTCCCGAGTATTCCGAAGACGAAGAAGGTGAAGCGGCATGAGCTCACCAGTTGCCGTCATTGTCGTAACGGTCATTGCCGCGGTCGGCATTCCGATCCTGGCGATCGGGGCATTCTTTGAATGGGAGTGCTGGAAAACCGAGCATCGCCCCGGCTATGTCTCGCCCCTGCTAGCGCGTGGGGAGGACTGATGCGCGAGCTATTCACGTTCCCAATCTGCCACGCACACCAAGTGTTCCACCCATGCAGGCCGTGCGAGAAGGAGCAGGCCCGTAACCAAGTCAAGAACTGGACCGCTATCGGGTGGCTGCTCACGTTCTCAGTGTTTTTCATGGTCGTTCTGTGGTACTCGGCAGGTGGGCGATGAACATTCGAGAACTAAGTGCTGTGGATCAGCTGTTCGCGGCAGCCAATGATCACCTTTCTGAAGCAGTGATCACCGTCAAGGAGATGGTTGATGCACATGGCCCAGAAGAGGTGTGGGACAGATTCATCCGTGTGCTGACCGAACGTATTGAAGCAGGCGATTCGGATATCAAGACCATTGTCCATATTCACGCTACAGCGTTGATCCGGTTAGCGAGGCAGTCATGATAGCCATCTTCTGCGCCGTGTTGACGATCGCATTGCTGTGGCTGATAGCCGAGAACGGCCTGCTCCGAAGCGAAAACACCGAACTGCGGCGAGCCGTCGCCCGCCTCTCAAAGCATCCCTCTACCTATGAGCCTGAACCACTCCCTTATATGCAGAGGTTGTATGCGGACGATGAGTAGGTACACGATCAATCATGACGAGGCTGATGCGCGGGTGTTGTTGATGTGCGCGGAAATGCTCAAGCACCTTGACCTAGCCGGCCGTGGCGGTGTTGATGTGTCCGCTTCTATTGCCGAGGTTATGGCCAGGCGCGATGAAGTGTTGCGTTCCAGGGGTATTGAGCCGAACGGGCAGGGGACATGCAAATGAGTGGGTTAAGTGATGTGCAGCGTGGGGCGCTCAAGAGTTGCTTGGAAGAGGGCTACAGGGTGGTGGCGTTGTGAAGCTGGAACCGACTGAAGCGCAGCGGAAAGCTATGGCTGTATACCTGGCCGGTGAGTATTGGGAAGACACTCAAGCACGACAGGAACCGCAGGTAGAGGGCAACTTATCGGAAATTCCGAAGAGTTCAACACAACAGGAACCGGCGTACACCGTCGCCGCCGCGTCTGAAGAGATGGCTAAGCACTGGGACAACAGCATTGTCACCACCACTAAGCGGGAGCCCCGTGTCGTTGACCGTCTAGGGGTAGACGAGCAGGGATCGCGTTGGCGGAACTGGGCAGATACCGAGTTTTGGTTTCAGGACGAATGCTGGAACTCCCGAACCCGGGATGGGGAGACTTCATCGTTCGGCTCTGGATACGAACCAAGGGTGGGCATATTCACCGAGGTTCTGTCATGAGTCGTGGTGTCCGTATGTCTGATTGGCTCGCTACTGATTACCGGCGTTTGTCTGATCCTAGTCCTGCTGTTCCTGACTGGTTTTGGGTTGATGACGAGTACGACGAGAAGGGGAACCCGCGGTGAATCGGCAGATGCGTATCGCTGTGGCGGCCGAGTTCCGCAAGTTGGCGGACAAGATTGAACGCGAAGAGAAGTCGAAGTTCCTTCTCGAAAATGATCCCGGTACCCGTATCCCGGTGATGTCGGATGTTGAGGTTGACGGCAAGAAACGCCGCATCGGATACGTCCTCATCTCCGACCCCGAGGGGCCACGGGACATGCCCGTCATCACCGACGAATCAGCGGCTATTGCTTGGGCCCTTGAAGAGTTCAACGACCCTATGCTGGCTGAACACAAACTCACCGAGCAGGGACGCAAAACCGTACTCACCAGCGCATCAGCAGCGTTGGCTGCTGGCGCCCAACTCCCACCGGGGGTTGAAGTGCAGCACGTCCCCGGTGGGAACCCGACAGTCTCCTGGCGCGGCGAAGACGACGCCCGGGAACTCTTGGAGGACATGCAATCCCGCGGCCTGTTCACCCTCTCCACGGCTTTGAGGATGAAGGAGCTGCCATGACACTGCCCGAAAGGATGCGCGAGCTCGCCCCAGTGCTCGAGGAAGCTGACGCACGATTCCGAGCCGAGTTCCCGCACCGCCTCGACGAACTTGAGGGCGGCTGGTCCGCCAACGGTTTGAGGACATTCGCGGACATCTGGGAGCGAGCGGAGGCCACTAGTGCCTAGAGCCGGCGAGTTCACCGCGGAAGCCAAAGAGCTGAGCGCCAAGCTTTGCACCGTAGGTGATTGCACAAAGCCACTACGGGCGCGCGGTATGTGCTGCATGCATTGGGCTCGTTGGCGCAAGTATGGAACCCCAGAGCCCTGGGCCGAACTCTGCGCCGTAGACGGTTGCGACAATAAGTCCCGTTCTCGCACTAGTGAATACTGCGAGAAGCATTACTACCGGCTGCGCCGCACTGGCAGCTTGTCGGATCCGCAGTACATCTCAGGTGAGTGTCTTGCGGATGGGTGCGGCAGGCCGGCTGGGCACGGCAAGGAATCTGAAGATGCCCGCGGCTACTGCCGCATGCACTACCTAAGGCTCAAGAAGCGCGGCGATGTGTGTTGGGAACCAAAGGGTGAGAACAACCCAATATGGGTGGGAGCCGCTGCTGGTAGCACCACCGTGCACCAGAGAATCCGTCGAGCACGCGGTTCTGCGACCAACTATCGGTGCATCGACTGCGGTGAGACTGCGGCGCATTGGTCTTATGACCACACCGACCCTGATCAGAAATATTGCCCCGATAAAGGCCCCTACAGCCTAGATATCGATCGATACCACCCACGGTGCGTCAGCTGTCATAAGCGATTCGACATGCGACGGATCAAGGCGGAGCGGTCGAAATGAACGAACAGAAGTGCCGCAAGTTGGTGTATGAGCGTTCACAAAGGGTCTGTGAGAAGTGTTTTAAGGCTTGGGCTACCGAGGTTCACCACAGGGTGAATCGCTCCCAGGGCGGCAAGTGGACGCCGGCCAACTGCCTGCATCTATGCCATCCGTGTCACCACTGGTGCACAGAGCATCCCGAGGAGTCTCGAGAACAGGGCCGGTGGTCGCTGAAGTCCTTCGAGAATCCGCTTAATCACTCGGCTTTGAGGTGTGGCCAATGGGTGTTCCTTGATGACAGCGGTGACTACCGATTGGACGATGCCGCATGAGGACAGCGCGCGTGTTTTACCGGCATGAGCGTTGGGTGTGGCTTGCCGACGATGGGTCGATTCGTGAGGAGCGGGCGGCATGAAGTGCGAACGGGAGAAGTGCCGCAGGAAAGCCAGGGCTCGAGGTTTATGCGAGAAGCATCTTCTGCATGCGGCCTCCCTTGGCCGAGTGGATGTGGGAATGGTGGATCCGGTTGTGGCGTCGCGGCACATCCAGTTTCTTCTGAACCATGAGGTGTCGTTCCGTGAGATGTCGCGGGCCTCGGGGTTGGCGTGGAACACGTTGCGGGCTGTGCTCGATCAGGCGCGTCCGATCTTGAAAGAGACCGAGTCTCGTGTTTTAAAGATTCAGCCTTCACTGGAGCAGAGGGTGGCTGCAACAGCGAAGGTACCGGCGGTTGGTACTGCGCGCAGACTGCAGGGGTTGGCGGCGATCGGCTACGACAATCGTTTCCTGGCTCAGCGTTTAGGGGCTTCTGAGGTAAGTGTGTGGCGGTGGATGTCTCAGTCGCAGCGGGTGGAGGTGTGGGCCGCGAAAGCTGTTGTGGAGTTGTTCAACGAACTGCAGATGATCCCCTGCCCGTCGAGTAGGTCAAGGACTCGTGCCGCCAAGTTCGGGTGGTTGCCGCCGTTCGCTTGGGATGAGGAAGACCTCGACAACCCCGATGCCGAACCGCACATGGGCGGGAAGTCGACGTGGATTCAGAAGTACGAGGACTACCGCAGCACAGGTTTGAGTGACGCGGAAGTGGCTGCGGCGATGGGGATTCAGCTCGAATCGCTTCGCCGCCAGCTGGAAAGGAAAGCCGCGTGAAGCCATACTACCAAGACGATGTAGTGACGCTGCGCCACGGGGACTGCCTGGACGTGCTGCGCGCTGATGACTACGGATACGACTGGAATCTCGGCTACCGCTCAGCGCGGATGTTCCCGGACAACAGCGTCGACGCGGTGATCACCGACCCGCCCTACGGAATTGCGTTCATGGGCAAGGCATGGGACCAGCCCGGCGAATTCGGATCGAACCGCCTGCGCACGGGTGGTGAGAACAAGATCCGCGGCCACAAAGACGCCGCACTCAATGCAGGCCTGTACGACCTCTCGCCGGCGGCAATGCTCAACTTCCAGCGCTGGTGCACCGCTTGGGCCACCGAGTGCCTGCGCATCCTCAAGCCCGGTGGCCACCTGCTGGCCTTCGGCGGCTCGCGCACCTGGCACCGGCTTGCGGCCGGAATCGAGGACGCGGGTTTCGCGGTCCGCGACAGCATCGCCTGGCTGTACGGGTCCGGGTTCCCGAAGTCGCTGGACGTGTCCAAGGCGATCGACAAGCGGCCTGGCGCCGTGCATCATCGCGAGTTTGCGCTGCACCTCGCCGAGCGGCGTGAAGCGGCAGGGCTGTCCCGTGCCGACGTGTCAGAACGCATCGTAGGCACTCGTAGCGGCGCCTGCTGGAACTGGGAGCACCACCAATTCCCAGAGGCTAAGTGGTGGCCCGCGCTCCGCGATCTTCTCGGGATGGACGGTGCTGCTTGGGATCCCGTCATCGCCGAAGCGGAAAGGGAGAAGACGGGCCAGCGAATCGCCACGAAGTTGGCGGTAGCACCTGGGCAAGGCGCCGACCGCAGCGGCGTCACGCTGGATCTCACGGCCCCGACCACGGATGCGGCCAAGCAATGGCAGGGCTGGGGTACCGCACTCAAGCCATCATTCGAGCCCATCGTCGTCGCACGTAAACCGTTGGCGGGCACGGTCGCCCAGAACGTGCTCGAGCACGGAACCGGGGCGCTGAACATAGACGCCTGCCGGATACCCACCGGGGATAAACTCGGCGGCGGCTCAACGACGCGCGGCCAGCGGATGAAAGACGGCTGGCACCGGCCCTGGATGGACGACCCCGACATGGTGGCGGCGAACGCCGAGCGAAGTCGTGCATCGGTGGCCAGATCCGAAGAATTGGGCCGTTGGCCGACCAACGTTGTCCTCGACGAGCGCCAGGCCGACGCGCTCGACCAGCAGAGCGGCACGTCCACCAGCCGCGTAGGCAAGCCGCGAGGCGCCGCATCCGGCGCGGGCTGGGGAATGACCGCTACGGGCGCTGAGTACGCCGACGAGGGTGGAGCTTCCCGATTCTTCCCCGTGTTCCGCTACGAGGCCAAGGCGCCAACCTCGGAGCGTCCCAACGCCGATGGTGTGCAGCACCCGACGGTAAAGCCGCTGGACCTGATGCGGTGGCTCGTGCGGCTCGTCACCCCGGTCGGCGCGGTGGTGCTGGAACCGTTCGCCGGCAGCGGCACGACCGCGGAGGCATGTGTGCTGGAGGACCGGCGTTGCATCGCGATTGAACGTGAGGCCGACTATCTGCCGTTGATTGTGTCCCGGCTACAGAAGCCGGTGCAGCAAGGGCTATTCGGATTGGAGGCGGGCGCGTGACTGTTTGGCCTACCTACCACTTCTGCCGTTGTGGTCATCAGAGATACCAGCATAACGGTCAAGCAGCTGAGTGTTATGGGGCTTTGGATGACGGTGTGACCCTTTGTGATTGCGGAGTGTTTGTTGAAGACAAGAAGGAATGCGCATGAAGATCGGTGTGGATCTAGACGGTGTGCTGTACGACTTCGGTTCGGCTTTCAAGAAGTACCTAACGAGAAGTCATAAGTGGCCCGAGGTGTGGTGTTCACAGATTGAGCGTTGGGAGTTCTACGAGGATTGGGGCATCTCTCTTGCAGGTTTCAAACGAATCTGCCATCAGGCGGCAGATGACGGTGAGCTCTGGACCGCATGTGGATTGCTCGGCGGGAGCTCAACCCAGAGGGCTCTTGATGACCTAAGGTCCGCTGGGCACTCGATCCATGTGATCACCTATCGAGGCTTCGGCACGCATCCATCCGCGTCCCATGTAGCGACAGCTAAATGGCTGGGCGAGTTCAACCTCCCGTACGACACTCTCACCTTCTCGAAGGACAAGACCATCATCCAGACGGACTGGATGATCGAGGACAACGTCGATAACTACCTCGCCCTGGAGAAGTCGGGGTGCAACCCGGTGTTGATCACCCGGCCATGGAACGAGCACCTAGAGAAGGCCACTCGCGTCACCTCGGTCCGTGAGTTTGTGGACATGGTGAACGCATGAGCACCAACGAAACCATGAACGTGTCCGCTACTGGCGCCAAGAAGGCGGGTAACGATGAACGGTACGACCTGATACCTGCTGAGCCGCTGCGGCTTCTAGCTCGCCACTACGGCGTCGGCTCGAAGAAGTATGACGACAACAACTGGCGCAAGGGCTACGACTGGAAACTCTCATTCGCCGCGCTGAATCGGCACCTGTGGCAGTTCTGGGCCGGTGAGGATATCGACGCCGAGACTGGCACCCCGCACATCATCGCGGTCGCCTGGCACGCATTCGCGTTGGCGGAGTTCATGAACACCCACCCTGATTACGACTCGCGGGTGCGGCCATGACCGACATCTGCACCTGCGGCCACGATCTAGATGAGCATCAACGTCACTACGGCACTTGTAAAGCCACCATCCCCGGTTCTTTTGAGCCTCTTTACCGGTACTGCCCCTGTGGGGGATTCGAGCGAGACAACCAGGAGGCGGTGTAGGTATGCGCATTAGGTCTACCCGCCCCGAGTTTTGGCGCAGCAAGACGATCGCCCAACTCGACTGGGATGTACGGCTGGTCCTCAAGGGCCTAGAGGCGTACGTGGATGACAACGGGGTAGGGAAAGACGACATCGAATTGATCGCCGCAGATGTGTTCCCGCGAGACCTTTTCCGGAACTCTTCCGGAACCCTCCGGAGGCTTTCGGAAGCCGTAACCCTGCTCTGCGAGGTCGGTTTGGTGGTCCGATACGAGGTCCATGGCGAGCAATTGCTCTACGTAGACAAGTGGAAACAGATCCAGTACGTGCAGAAGCCGAAGGCGGGACGTTTTCCCAGGCCAGACGGCACTTTTAACTACAACGAGAACGTCAATCCGGAAAGTTACCGGAAACCTCCGGAGGACTTCCAGACTAAAGCAGGGGAGCAGGGGAGCAGGGGAGCAGGACAAACAGAGAGAGAACGCGCGCGCGAGCCGATCTACCCACCCCTCTCCTCGATCCCAGAAGACTGGGAACCCAGCCTCACTCACCGCGCCAAAGCCAAGGCTCTTGGAATCAAAGACCTCGCCGCCGTCGCCGAATCATTCCGGAACCACGCACTCGCCCAGGGGCGCGTGCTGTCGAACTGGGACGCCGGATTCTCAAACTGGCTCGCCTCAGCCAAGACACTCGCCGCCGACCGCGAGCGCCGCCAGCCGGACGGCCTGTCGAACACCGACGCGAAAGTCGTCGGCTGGCACGACCTCGGAACCCCAGAAGACCCCGACGACCAGAAAGCGATAACCGGATGAACTACACACAGATCGCCGCAGATGCTCTCGCCAAGTGCGCCGGGTACGACCCTTGGTTCCCGAAGCCTGCGCAGGCCACCGTGAACGCGTGGGCCGAGCAGATCGCCATCTACAAGCTTGATCGAGCTGATGTTCTCGCTGGCGTCGCGATGATGTACCGCGACAACGGCGCCGGATTCAAACCTCTGCCGAAGGACATGATCCAGGCGGCCCGTGAGATTCGGCGCCAGCGCGCCGAAGTTGAGAAGGGTCTAGAGGTCGTCCAGGACGCCGTGAACTACCGGCTGGAATCTTCCCGCCGCGCCCAGATCGGCACGTTCGCCGACGATTTCGGGGAGGTTCAGTCATGACAACCCAAGCAGTAACAGACATCAAAGAACTCGTAGGAGAAATGCCAGCGAGGGGATGTGAGTGCCGGATCCATGGCTGCAACGGCAGGCAGCATGCCATGAATGCATGCGATCACCAGGCTGCGTGGTCGGCACTGGTTCATGGCATGGACCACACCGGCCATGGAGACTTCGAGCTCAATCTGTGCGACCGATGCCTAGACACCGCGGCGAGCATCGCGGACTTCACGGGCGAGTGCCGCGTCTGCGGTAACGGGTATGCGCTGCGGGTGATGCCGCTATGACCGCCTGGTTTAAACGCACACAGCCCAAACCCCAACCAGTGGTGTCACTACAACCCCGAACCGGTGTAGAGACCCCTACGGCGTTCCTAGCCCGATTAAAGATCGAATGCACACCCCCATGCCAAGACTGCTACAAGCCCGCGGACTTCATGGTCACCATCCACCTCGTAGACCACTGCGACAGACCAGCTGTTGAAGTGTTCATCTGTGCAGAGCATGTATCCACGATCGGGAACTTCGTAGACACGACGATCAAGAGCCTCCCCTGCGGCAGCTGCTCCACATGTGGACAGAAGGTCTCGGCGCCACACGACCTCATAGAAGACATGGTGAAGCTATGAGCGAGATGACTTTCAAGTGGGGAATCTGGAAGGGCGCAGGCGGTTCATGGGCGATTGGACGCATTGTTCATTGCTGCCCTGGTCGCCAAACCAGGTACCACTGGGCGCTGTTCGCCTCTGGTGCTGAGGCTATAGCAGCATTCGCAAGGGGTGGGCGATGAGTGCACAAACGTTCCGTAGAAAACCCAACAGGGTGGAAGCGCGAAAGTTCAACGCACTCGATGGATGGGACGCCGCGCTGGATCTCGCCGCCTGGTGCGGCGGTGAAGCTGTCAGAGACGAAAACCCCGGGCAAGAAGACAAGACGTACTACTGGTCGATCTTCATTTCGTCATGCCGATCTGGCCAAGTCGGGACCCCACGCGCTACCCCCGGTTGGTGGATTGTCAAGGAAGCGGACGGTGCGTTCTCGGCTATAAGCCCGTATGTATTTGAGCGAGAGTATGAGCCTGACATCGCAGCATTCGCGGCAGGTGGAAGATGAGCGAGACGAGAGCACGCCGAAGAATCCGTGAAGCTGTCGAATCGCGTGGATACGCAATCGAATCTATCGATTATGAGCCGATCTACAACGCGGGCGAAATGGCAGGGTTAGCTGGTGGATGGTGGGTTGAGCTTGACCGACCCTTCCTAGAACGGTGCTTCCCCGGCAATGATCTCTGTGGATTTAGCGTTGATGAGGTTCTAGCGGAAGTCGATTACTGGCTTAAGCCCGCAACCCCGTGCGAATGCGACCGCAGCCACCATCCCATCATGGCGGCAGGCGTTAAAGGTGATCCTCAGAAGCCCACTCACGGCGTTGATTGCCGTCACCACATCAAATACCGGCTGCGATGGTGGTCATGACTGACCCTGCAATCGAAGCCGCACAACGGGCTGCTAACGAATTTTTCGCACCTATCGGGACGGTCAGGGAAGCTGCAATGGTGGCGGCTGCTCGTGAGATGGCTAAGTCGGTACAGGAACTACACAAGCCGGAGCCGGGGCCTCTCATCCATGACGACACCCCTTGGACTTGTTGCGCCGATTGTGGCGACGAGTGGCCCTGTGAGACCGCGAAGCGCGTTTATCCATCGTCGGAATTGGGATTGACATGAGTAGGTCTACGGAGAGATGGCTCGCCATAGCTGGGTTCGACGGACACTACGAGGTTTCCGACATGGGGAGGGTTCGATCCATGTCGCGCGTCGTCAATCGGTCGGACGGGCGATCTATGCGCTTGCCATCGCGGATTCTGAATCTAAAGTCACACCGGGACGGGTACGTCTACACCACGCTTTCGCGGGACGGTCAAGCTTCCTCATTCCTAGTGCACCGCCTGGTCGCAGCGGCATTCATGGAGTGTCCGACTGGCCGGATCAGGCATGTGAGCGGTGATCGATCAGACAACCGCCTGGTGAATCTCCTAGATGCGGACACCATCAGTCCGGTTGAGCGCTTATGGGAACGAACGACTGTCGATGAATCGACTGGATGCTGGGTTTTCGCCGGAGCGCTAAATAGAGGCTACGGGATGATATCGGTTGACGGAGTCGCGAAGTTGGCACACCGCGTGGCGTACAGGGAACTAATCGACCAAGACCTGTCGGACGACTTGACGATTGATCATGTCACCGCACGCGGATGTCGCTCCAAAGCATGTTGGAACCCGGAGCACCTCGAAGCGGTAACCACACAGGAGAACACGCGGCGGCGCGACAGCAATCTGGCACGCGCAATACGAGGCCCCCGCCCACGCGAGACCCATTGCCTACGAGGGCATGAGCGGACGGCAGCCAACGTCGAGAAAAGCGGGAACTGCCGAGAGTGTGCGAACGAGCGTCGGCGTGAGCGCAGGCGGCGAGCTAAACGGGTCTACCCAAGTGAGGAACTATGAGCCGAATCGAACTGTCAGACGGATCATCCTGGCCGCGCCCCTGCATGGGTAGGGACGACCGATCAGTCACATGGGCGGCACGCTACTCCACCCTCACCCGAGAAGAACTCATGCAGTTGGTGACCTTAGCTGACGCCTACGGGTATCTCGTATGTGAGACAACGCAGAAGCGTCGGGATCAGGTGGTCAGGGAGATTCGCCGGTCCTTGCGAGAAGAGGAACTAGGACTATGAGCGATCCAGCAGTAGAGGCGGCACAGCGGGCGGAGGATGAAAACACGGGTCGGATACCGCCGTTTGGGTGGGACGACGCCCTAGACGGTGCCATTCAGGCTTTGAAACCGATACAGGACTGGTTTGACCGCAACTACGGCATGTCGTCAATCACTGACCATCTGCTCGATGATCTCGCCCCCTTGATTTTCACAACAGAGGAGCTGAACCAATGACAACTACACACGTCTATCCGCCACTCACCCCGGAAGATTTCGAAACACAGTACGACGAGACGCATCGCTACATGTTCACTGAGGATGAGAACGGTGACATGTACTACGCCTACGGGCATGACCGGGATAGTGAATTCGTAAGGCAGCTAAGGGAATACTGCATCGAAATCGGTGGGGTCGATCCCGATGAGGTGGACATCGACGGAGTGGGTATAAGGCATCTGTGGGCGGTAACCGTTGAGCCTGCCCCAGAGTGGGGATTCACCTGGATTGATGTAACTGAGCACACCCCCGGCGCTTTCCCCGTGTCCGTGGTTGTCCTGTGACAGAGGAACTAGAGCGATGAGCGACAACGAGACTGCTAACGCCGAGTACCTGGAGCGGGTTGGGCGAACCATCTCAGAGGAGTATGTGCCGGTCTACAACGCCCTCAAAGCTATGCGCGGTTCGGAGGCGCGATGAGTGAGCTTGTATACCGCGCTAAAGCATCCCTAGAAGGCGTAACCGGAGGACCGTGGGCGACGACCCACGCATGGAACCCATCTACGAATCCCGGTTTGTGTCTGGCTGGACGGTGACCGAATGAGCTACATCGACATGTTCGGTATCGAGTGGTCCGACGATGAAGCGTCGCAGGTTTGGGTATGCCTAACGCATAAAAGGCTGGTCCCATGCCGCCGAACATCTGGCATCTGCGAATTGTCATGTGACACCACTGACGTGGAGCAGGTTCGGCAATGGCAGGCCGACCGTGACTGACTACCAAGACACCGGTAGCCGACGGAAACCTACGGCATACACCGAAACAGGGGCCGCTGAGCGGGTGTGCCCGGACTGTAGTGCCCCAGAAGGGCATCCCTGTAGATGGATAGCCATGGATGGGCAGGGGGATTTGGGGAAACCAAGGCATTGGCCGCATGAGACACGTTGGAGGCGTTAGTGAGAAACATTCACCCCGGACCAAGAATCATAGACGGTGGCGCCGACATGTGGTCCATCAACCACGAGCCCTGGACCGAACAAGCCCTTTGCCCCGAGACAGATCCCGAGTTGTTTTACCCAACCCCGGGTAGTCCGGGGAGGACGATGGCCAAAGCTGCGAAAGCGATTTGTGCTCAATGCCCGGTCGCTGCCGAGTGTCTGGAATACGCCTTCAGGGCTAATGAAGAGTACGGGATTTTTGGTGGGGTCACCGCCCATGAGCGAATGGTGATGAAGCGGGGGAGGGCAAGCTGATGCCGCACTCAAGCCCTACCGACTGGATAGCAGGCGGAAGTGTTGCCGCAGACATCGTTGGATGCCTCACGGGTTTGGTCGCGGACCTGTCGTGGCAAGACGAAGCGGCGTGCCGTGGACTCCCTACGGAGTGGTGGTTCCCAGATCAAGGCGCCAGCCGGGAATCTAAGAGGGCCAAGGAAATCTGCCACGGCTGCCCTGTCAAACTCCAATGCCTCCAATTCGCGATAGAGGTACACGACCAGCACGGTATTTACGGGGAGCTGTCATTGAAGGACAGGCGTAGGTGGAACCAGGAAAGGAAAGCGGGCTAGACACCGCGACTTGTCCTGAAACGGAGGATAATTGAGGTATGGGCACATTACCTGATGCAGTACCACAGATGCCCGCATGTGGTGCTTGCGGCGGCGAGACTAGATCTGACGGCGAGCACTTCTATTGCGAATACTGCCTACTTGGATTCGCGCCCATCACACTAATTGCATTCTTCCTTGATCCCAATGCCGAAACATGTGGGGCTCCATGTGACAACAGCTGGCACGGCGACCACAGAATCCGGCAAGGGTGGGGCTATGACTGTGGATCGTGTGGGCTCCCTGCCGGTCACGAATCGATGCATTGGACCAACTGTCAACCGAAGCAACTGGCGGCAATTCCCGGAGGTAGTGAGAGTTGAGTGAGTACAAGATGCCCAACCCGCCTGCTGGCATGTGGTGGGAGGTCAAGTTTGATACGCCACTGGCGCAAACATTTTTGATGGTGAAGCTGCGCCGCAAGGCCTACGGGATCTTCAATAAGACCGTTGACTGGTCATGCTATCAGCCGAGTAGCGATCCCGAAGAAAATGCGTATCGCGCTACATGGCTTGCTGACTATATCCTCAAAGGCAAAGGTGCGGTTGACCTTAAGCGACGTGGGTATGACCTGAATGGACTGACGGGGTACCGCCGTGGCTGAGTTAAGTGCTGAACCGCTGCAATGGGAGCCGTATCATCGTTCAACAGGCTGGGCCGCCCTTTCAGGGGTTGGGATGTACGTGGTTATCCACGTTGTGCATAACGCTGATGAGCAGGAGTGGATCTGCGAGTGGCGTGAAAAGCTCTGGTTGATAGGAGTCCCCATCTATAGGGGCGATTCGCCGGATGAAGCCAAGGCCGCCGCAGCTGCCCACCGTGCCGCTACTGCTCGTGCCGCCGCCTGGGAACGCTATATGGCAGAGAACGATCCACCGTCGAACAGAGAAGCCTTGTGAGGGATTGGGCTGACACGCACCTTGTGTTCCATAAGTGGGACTGGCGTCAGAAGATCTCCTACGCGCTGTACATGATCGGAGATTGGTTGATGGGCGAACACTCGCACGATTTGGTGATCCGCGACGGAGCCGGAAACCCCCTCATGCATGCCAATGGTCGATGCCTGACGTACTCGATGCCGCCGTTGCCGTACTCGGTTTGGTGCTGCGATGGGCGAATTGATAACGGCGAGGGTGGCATCCGCGACGGTGAGGAGACCTAATAGATGTCCGTCTCTGACAGCTTCTTTCTCGATAAGGGCAGTCAACACAAGCTCCGTGAAGAGTTGGCCAGCATCCCCCGCATGATCGGGGAGTTGTCCGTCACCCTCACCCGCCAGGCCCGCATCCAGAGGCCAGGGTTAAGTATGTCCCGACGACCCAAACCGGAGTCTCAAGTCCCCATCCATATTGGGGCACACAACGCCGCTGACCTACTGCACAACTGTTTGGGTACGTGGGTGAGGCTGGTGTGCGAACAGCGAGCGATTGTGTGGGATAAGGGCAACGACATCATCACCCTCGCTAAGTGGCTGCGTATCAACATGATCGCCCTAGCCCTCACCGAAGGATCAGAAGAAGCCTACGAGGACATCAAGGCCGCTATCGATGAGTGCTGGCGACAGATAGACATCCCTGCCGACGATGACATAGTGATCGACCGGGGACGAGTACATGAAGCGAACAAGCACATCGTCACCGCCGACACCATCGAACCTATCGCCCGCCGGATAGGGGAGATGGGCAAGAAGCTGAACGCCCAGCGGGTGCACTCACTGACCCGTGGTGGGCATCTACGGCCAGTCTCCAGTGACCCGGACACGGGTAAGAAGTTCTACCGACTAGGGGATGTGCTGCACGCGCACAACAACTGTGAGAAGCGAGACCGGAAAAAGGGCGCGTAGAGGCTACGCGCCTTGGGCGCGTGAGCAACTAAGGTCAGCCGTTGTCGCGGATGTAGTCGTTCAGGCTGACGTGGTTCCCGTCGTCTGCGGCTACGGCGGCGTCGAAGTCGGCAATGTCGTCAACCATGTCGAGTGCCTCCAATCGGGCTAGGTCTTCAGGGGAAATGAGTGCGGCGGCGGGTCGGCCGTGGCGAGTGATCACCACGCGCTCCCCGGTGTATGCAGTGCGTGCCACGAAATCACCGAGGGTCGCACGGAGCTCGGCAACGGGTACTTCATGGGCTGCGGTCATGAACCCATAGTACTTTTATAGTCCAAATTGTGTCAACCGCATTATCTGTACAAATTGTACAAACCATGTTACGCTACCAACATGTACGAGGTAGAGATCACCGAGAGCGCCACCAAGGAATTGGTGCGCATCAAGCGGGCCGATGGCAAGCTGCACCGCCAAATCCTCGACGCCCTCAAAGGTCTCGCCACCGACCCACGCCCGCATGGCTACATCAAACTCTCAGGCCGTGATGGCTACCGGATTCGCGTCCGCGACTACCGCATCCTCTACAGCATTGACGACGGCAAGCTGCTCATCCTCGTGGTGAAGGTGGACAAACGCGGCCAGGTCTACAGGTGACACGCCGACCAGGGGATATACCCCTTAACCACCGTCAAGTAGTAAACTGCGCCTAGGCGCGACTTGCACCCATTCTTTTGAACCCCCATCGACATCCGTTCGGTGGGGGTTTTTCTATGCCCAAACGGAGGTTTCCCCCCATGCCTCTGTCTCGTGTCCGCTGCTGCATCCCCTGTGGCCGTATCCGCTACGCCCCCTGCTCTACAGGGTGTCGAGTAGATCCCGAGAACGACCCAACAAGCTGGACAGAACAGGTGACGCCGCGCGATGAAACTGATCCGTCGTGATCCGGTGCCGCATCGGCTGGCATCACTGGGAGAAATGGCGCCTCAATAAGCGCTTCATCGACACCTCATGGGACTGCGAAATCCCCTCGGCGCAGTACAAGCGCTGCTGCATCCGCTGCGGTAAGCCGCAAACCGAGTCCATCCGCGACTTCTCCTGGATACGCACCCACGATCTGCACTGGATAGCAGTAGTGCAGGTTGAAGCCCAATCGGAGAACGAAATGTCATCGGTGACGATGACATTGTGGCTGTCGCCGAAGATGTTCCAGTTGGACAGACCCGAGGGTTTCTACGAGCCGTACCGGAGACGGTTGTAG